ATTTTAGAGATAGGAATTAATGGCAACCGTTTCAAATGTAGTAATAGATCAAGGCACGACCTTCAGTTTGGAGTTAAATCTAACGAACGATGACGCTAGCGCTAAAGATCTAACTAATTATACAGTAACTTCACAGATGAGAAAATCTTTTGAAGCTACAACTGCTACAGATTTTACAACGGCAAAAGTTAATTCTACAGGTAAGATAACAATTTCTTTAACAGCAGTAGAAACAGCAGCTGTTAAAGCAGGAAGATATGTTTATGATATTGAGATAGCCTCAAGCTCAGAAACATTAAGAGTTTTAGAGGGAATAGTAACTGTAACACCAAATGTTACAAGAGCATAGGAGATAAAAGATGGCAGTTAATGTAAACGCTACACAGAACCCAGTATCGGTATCCGTATCTACTGGTAGTACTAGAGTCGTTACAACTACCACAACTCAAAGCCAGGTTGCAACTTCAACAACCATTGACAACTTGTCTGGAATAGATACAAGTGCTAAACAAAATGGTTACACTCTAGTATATGATGGCACCAGTGGGAAGTGGGAGGCAGCTCCAGCATCGTCTGTAGCAGCTTCAATTACTTCCATTGATGGTGGTACTTTTTAGAATGATATAAAGCTTTATATTATATAATATTTAAAAGACATTTAACTAGGAGAAAATAAATGGCAACAACAATTCAAATCAAAAGATCTACAGGATCGGCAGCTCCAGCAGCCTCGGACTTAGTAGAAGGTGAATTGGCTTATGCTGAAGATAGATCCGGTTCTGGTGCTTCTGCTAAATTATATGTTTCATCTATAGATTCAGGTGGTAACGAAGCTATCCAAGCAATTGGAGGTAAGTACTACACAGATCTAGTTGACGCAGCGACGAATGCTAATACAGCATCAACGCTTGTTAAAAGAGATGGCTCAGGTAACATTGCAGCAGGCACAGTAACCGCAGATTTAACTGGAGACGTGACAGGTAGCATTGCAGGTGCAACAGCTAACATGACAGGTCTAGTTACTTTTGGATCACTTACTGATGGCACAATTACAGCCACAGCATTTGTTGATGAAGACGATATGACTAGCGATAGTGCTACACTTATCCCAACTCAACAATCAGTTAAAGCCTATGTAGATGCTCAAGCACACATGACAGACGTCGGCATTGCCGGTGACTCTGGTACTGGAGCAATTACAGATGCAGAAACATTCACCCTAACAGGTGGAACAGGTATCACAACAGCGGTATCGGGTAACGCAGTTACTCACACATTGGATAACACAGCAGTATCAGCAGGATCATATGGTTCAGCAAGTACTATTCCTGTTATCACAGTTGACGCTCAAGGTAGACTTACAGCAGTATCAACAGCATCTACAAGTTCAGCATTAACAATTGGAGCCGATAGTGGTTCTGATGATGTTGTAACAGTAGGTACAGATACTCTTAACTTTACGGGTACAGCTAACGAAATTGAAACAACAGTTTCAAATAACACTATAACTATTGGATTACCAGACGATGTTACTATTGGCGGAAACGCTACAGTTTCAGGTAACCTAACAGTATCAGGAACTACAACAACTGTAGACTCCACAACACTATCCGTTGCAGATCCATTGATCTCATTAGCTACAGGCAACAATTCATCTGATGTCGTTGACATTGGTTTGTATGGTTTGTTTGATACTAGTGGTTCAAAAGACTTATACGGGGGTTTATTTAGAGACGCTAATGATTCCGGTAAATGGAAAATATTTAAGGACCTAGAATCTGCACCTACTACTACTGTTAATACAAGTGGTACAGGTTATGCAGTTGGTACTTTAGTAGCAAACATTGAATCAGCTTCAGCAACTATTACAGGCGGTACTATAACTGGTATCACAGATTTAGTAGTAGCAGATGGTGGTACAGGTGTTGGTTCATTTACAAGTAAAGGTATACTTTACGGTAATGGAACAGGTGTTTTACAAGTCACAGCAGCAGGCTCAGAAGGACAAGTTCTTCAGGCAGGCTCAGGAGGCACTCCAGAATTTGGTGGTGTTGATGGCGGAACCTATTAATATTAAGGGATAATTGAAATGGACGAACAACTACTTAATGAATATATTAATAACTTGGCAAATCAGGTTAATACCCTGACCCAAGAAAACATTTTACTTAAAACTAGACTTAGTCTTTTAGAGAAAAGGGAACAAGAGAGGTTGGCAGTGGAAGAGAAGAAGGAAATACAAACTAATCCGGCACCAGAGAGTAGTTACTCTCAACCGCCAGAAGTTAAACCAGAACCACAGCCTGAAAAGCCAGTGGTCGAGGAACCTTCTCCAGAGCCTGAACCTTCACCTAGACAACAGGTGAAGATGACACGAGGTCCAAGACCAAAAGGATATAATCCTAGAGTTGATGGACCCAGACCTTTAATCCCAGATACTAAAAGCGAGTCACAACAATAACAGAGGAATAATAAATGGCAACAGTTATTAAAATTAAAAAGTCGGAAACAGCTAATGCTGTTCCTACTACCTCGGATTTAGCGGTTGGAGAAGTAGCCCTTAATACAGCAGACAAGGTTGCTTTTGTAAGAGATTCAACAGATAGCATAGTTAAATTTGCAAATTACGCAGAGAAAAACTTAGCATTAGAATTTCCTACAGGAGATTATGGTTCAGTAGCATCGGCATTAGCCACAGATGCTTTTGGTCAAACCATTGAAGTCATATATGACTTACAAACCTCAATTCAGTATAGGGTTGCGACAGAAGACTTAGGTTCAGATTCATCAGTATAACAAGGAGACTATAGATGGCAGTTACAGTACAGTTTAGAAGGGGAACAACAGCTCAGAACAATGCGTTCACGGGTTCTGTTGGTGAGCTTTCAATAAACACAACAACCAATACTATTAGGGTCCATGATGGGAGTACAGCAGGCGGGCATGAGCTTATGAAAGCTGATGCCACAAATATTGATGGGAATGTTCCAATAGGAAACATTTCCGGAACAATATCAGCTAGCGCATTGGATGATGGGTCTAGCATAGACGGCGGAACATATTAATTAGGAGACAAAAATGCCAACACAAGTACAATTAAGAAGAGGAACTACTACACAAAATAATTCCTTTACTGGTGCGGTAGGTGAACTTTCCGTAGACACTACGCTAGATACAGTCCGAGTACATGATGGTTCAACAGCAGGCGGACATAGACTTGCCAAATATTCAGACATAAGTGCTGGAGATATTACGGCGGTTGTAGCAGGCACAGGACTATCAGGAGGAGCAACTAGCGGAAGTGCTACAGTATCACTTTCCCACTTAGGCTTAGAAAGCCTTTCAGACCCGAATGATGACAGAATTTTATTCTGGGATGATTCAGCAGGCGCTTCAGCGTTTTTAGATATAGGTTCAGGCCTAGCAATATCTGGAACGACATTAGCAGCGTCAACACAAACGAGCTTAGCAGATGCAGATGCAGATACTAAGATTCAACTAGAAGAAAGCAGCGACGAAGATACAATTAGATTCGACGCAGCAGGAACAGAAGTTATGAAGGTAACTTCAACAGGACTATTCCCAAGCGCAGATGATACATTTGCACTAGGGGCAGCTAACTTACAATGGAGTGATGTTTATGTAGGTCCTGGTTCACTATATGTTAATGGACAAAAAGTATTAGAAGATTCCTCAGGTTCAATTGTTGTATCTGCGGACTCTAACCAAAATGTTAGTGTACAAACATCAGGCTCAGGTAATGTCGAATTAGACGCTACAGGAACTGGTCTTGTTGCAGTTAAAAGCACATTACAAATTGAGGACGGTAGTAATATTACTAACTCAGCAGGTAATGGACTTACATTTGGTTCAGGTCTAATATCAGATTCACTTACATCAAGATCTACAAATACTAATTTAGTATTAGCTGGTAACGGCTCAGGGATTGTACAAGTAAGTGATGCCTTAACAGTAACAGGAAACCTTACAGTACAAGGAACAACCTCAACAGTAGAATCTACAACTTTAACAGTTGCAGATAAAAACATCACCGTAGCTCAAGGTGCAGCGGACGCAGCAGCAGCCAACGGAGCAGGACTTACAGTAGATGGAGCGTCAGCAACATTAACTTATACTTCTGCAGATGATAGATGGAACTTTAACAAATCCTTAAACGCTACCTTAATTGGTAATGTTACAGGTAATGTTACAGGTAATGTTAGTGGAAGTTCTGGTTCAACAACAGGTAACGCAGCAACTGCTACAACAGCAGCGGCTTTAACTACAGCAAGGACTCTATCATTTACAGGTGATGTAACTGGTACAGGAGACTTTGACGGATCAGGTAACTTAGCAACAGCATTAACTATTGCAGCTAATAGTGTTGCTTTAGGTACAGATACAACAGGGAATTATATGGCGCAAGTAAGTGGAGGAGATGGTATTACTATTTCTCACTCACAGGGAGAGGGCTCAACAGCTACAATCACTGGTACAGCAATATATGATTCAAGTGGAACAAAATTAAATTAAGGTAGACGCAGATGGCTTTAGCAAGTAGAATAGATTTACAGGATTATTGTCTAAGAAGACTTGGACACCCTGTAATTGAAATTAATGTTGACGACGCACAACTCTCAGATCGTTTAGACGATTCTTTGCAGTTTTTTCAAGAGTATCATTTCGATGGAGTCGAAAGGACTTATGTCAAACATGAAGTTACAGGGTCTAAGCTAAAGTTAACTGCTAACCTTGGTGGTAATTTTACTAAGGGAGACATCTTAACAGGTGGAACTTCCGGTGCAACTGCAGAATTTTATCAAACAGATTCTACAGCACAATTTTTAGAATTTGAACAAGTTAGATCAGGAACTTTTGTAGCATCTGAAACCGTAACAGGTAGTATATCAGGAGCCACAGCAACAATAAGCGCTACGGATTTTTATACTAAAGGAGATATTGAAAACGGATATTTTCCAGTAAGTAACAATATCATAGGTATAACCCGGGTCTTTAATTTTGGTGGAGCAGCCACAAACAATACAAAAGATGGACAACTGTTTGATTTAATGTATCAGTTTAGAATGAATGATCTATATAATTTAATGGGAGCAGACATGATATATTATTCAGTCGTGCAAACTCATTTATCAACATTAGAACAACTGTTAGTAGGACAACGACAAATTCGTTGGAATAGAAAAACAGATAGACTTTATGTAGATACAGATTGGGATAAGACATATAATATAGGCGACTTTATAGTAGCTGAGGCTTATGCTATCTTAGATCCTAATACATATACAGAGGTTTATGACGATATGTTCTTAAAGAAATATACAACAGCATTATTTAAAAAACAATGGGGCGATAATCTGAAGAAATTTGCAGGTATTCAAATGCCAGGTGGTGTGACTTTAAACGGAGAAACCATTTACAACGAGGCAGTACAAGAGATACAAGCAATTGAACAGGAGATGCAACTTAAATACGAATTACCTCCTCAATTTATGATAGGTTAACACATGGCCACAAATTTTTATTTCCAAAATGGCGGTGGTATAGGACAACCAGGTGAACAGCGCCTAATAGAAGATCTTATTATCGAAAGTCTTAAAATATACGGACACGATACTTACTACTTGCCTAGAACAATAGTAAACAAAGATGATATCTTTGACGAAGATGCTTTGTCCAGATTTACACAGGCATATCCTTTAGAAATGTACTTAGAAAATGTACAAGGGTTTGAAGGACAGGGAGATATATTCACAAGATTTGGTATGGAAGTTCGAGATCAAGCAACTTTCGTATTAGCAAAAAGACGCTGGGAAGACATGGTTACAAGGCAAGGGCCTGATGTATCTAGAAAAGCTAGACCAGTGGAAGGTGACTTAATATATTTTGATAGAACAAAATCCTTATTTGAAATTAAGTATGTAGATTTTCAAAATCCGTTTTATCAAGCAAATCAAATTTATGTATTTAAATTAACTTGTGAACTGTTCGAGTACAGCTCAGAAGATTTAGACACAGGTATTGCAACAATAGATGCGATAGAAACAAAATACTCTCAAGATATGTTAGAGTATCAATTTAAAAAGGAAGATGGCGGTTTGTTCTTAAAAGAAGATAGTGGTAGTTTAATTACAGAGGCATACCAAACATCTGTATCAGAGCCAATTGATAATGCAGACTTTGATAACTTATTAACACTAGAAGGTATACTAGACTTTAG